GTGACGTTATCGCCGTCGTGCCCGGCATCCGCTTCGGCCTTCTCGTCGGCGGCGTCCTGCGGATCGTCAGGGTTGCGGCGATCCTCGGGCGAGGCCGAGATATTCGGCTGGTCGCCCTGGGCGTCGAGATGGTTCTGGATTTCGGCCATGACAGCAGCATGTCCGCGATCCGAGATCGCCGCTTCCAGCTTGTCGGTCGGGACACCAGCCTTCTCGGCGAGGGCGGCAACAGCATCGTCCTCGGCGATTTCCTCCTTGGTGCGGCGCGACTTCCCTTCGGGAGCCTTGCCGAACTGGCGGAATGGTCCCGCGGTGGTGTCGGCGACCGTCGTCTCTTCGACGGGCGTCTGCGAGACCGTTTCGGTCGCAGCAGCCGGTTCAGATGCTGCGGGGCGGGTTGCCGTCGTGGGGGCGGCTGTTCGGCCCCGCGCCCGGTCGTTGTTCTCGAAATCGACAAGCGCGAGGATTTCGCGGACGACTTCTTCGGCGTTTTCGCCGGTGACAGTGAGTGTGATAGGCAAGGTCAGTCTCCTTTCAAGACTTCTCGGATGGCGCTCCATTTGCGGAGCAAGACTTCCTCCAGGGCCTCGTCGATCGAGCCTGCGAGGACTGCCACGCGCACGCGCGGAAACCCGGCCTGCGTGTAGTTCGTGATCCGCTTCGACATCTGGGCCATGTCCTTCGGCACCAGCGACGTCTCGACGAAAAGGAGTTCGGATGCGGACGACAGGTCGATGGCCTCTCCGGCGGCCTGTATCTGCCCGGCGAAGACGCGGACCTTCTTGTCGTGCAGGAAGCGCTGTTCGGCCTCGCCGCGCTTGTCGGGCGACGTCGCGCCGTCAATTCCGACAACGCCATACGAAGCAAGGCTCTCTTTCAGGATTTCGCCGACTTCCCGGTGCCAGTAGGCCAGCACGATCTTGTCGAGGCCGCCGTCGAACTCGTCCTTCACCGCCTGCACGACAGCGCGGGCTTTCAGCGCCCCGGTATGGCGGCGCAACGGCCCCAATTCCATTTCGAGCAGCTTGGTCTCCCCGGCACGCGCAGCGGCCAATATCTGCGTCCGGTCGAGATCGCCGTCGGCCTCTTTCAGCATCCGGGCCGAGACGGCAAGCGGGAAGGTCTCGTAGACGGGCTGGCGGATGCCGACATCGGCCTGTGTGCGCCGGAGCATGAAGTCTCCGAGCCGGGCACGCAGTTCCTCCAGGTTCCGCCCGCCGACGACGACAGGTATCTTGCGGAAGCCGCGCGGCAGCGCCTTCATCCGCACGACGCAGTAGCGGTGCAGAAAATCCGGGTATCTCGTGACGTCGGGGAAACCGTCGAAGGCGCGCAGGCGATCAGGGCAGAGCGCGCGCATCATCGGGTAGAGATCGTTGGGGGCATTGGGGATCGGAGTTCCGGTCAGCGACCAGGTGCCGAGGCCGTGATGGAACAGGGCCGTGTCGACGGCCAAACCGAGGCCGTCTTCATAGGGCGTGCCATAAACCGCCTGGGTGCGCTTCGCCTCGAAATTCTTGGCGTTGTGGCCCTCGTCGAGCAGGATGCGATCCCAACGCCGCTTCATCAACTCGTTGCGTACCGACGGATTGGCGACATCGCCCCACGAGACGATGACGCGCGGCGCGGCGGGCAGCTTCGCGCTCGAACCGGCCATGATGACGGAAGGAAGGGAGAAAGCCGACCACTCCGGCCAGGCCCGCGCCCAGACCGGCCTTCCCGATGCGGTCGTGACGGTCAACGTGGTCTCGGCCAGCGTGTCGTCGCACGCCATGATGGCCGAGCCGGTCTTGCCGACACGAGGATCGTCCGCAAGAAGGGCGTGTCGCCGGTTCGATAGAAACCGGGCGCCTTCAATCTGAACGGGAAAGGGGGTTGGCACGAGTGTTCCTCATAAAAGATCAAAGCGAGCGAAGCGATAAAAGTCGGAACTTGTAGGTCGTTACTTTCGACTTAACCTACATCATTGTCAAGCGGAGGGACGCCATTAACCTCGGCGCCGGTGAGCGAATATCCGATCAGATCGACGAAGCTGTCCCGATGGTCGGGCGTCTCGCATAGCCGTGCTTCCTTCATCAATCGCATGAGCGGCGACACGTCCGCGGCGGTCAGGTCGATGGGGCGGCCCGTGTTCTCGAAATAGGCTTTCCAGAACCGCGCGATCCGCTCGAAATTGTTCTCGGGCGTGCCGTAGTTCGCCCGGCGCGCGCCGGTCACGATCCGCTTCGCCTCGTCGGCCAATTCCACCTTAATGTCGGTCGTCATGCGAAAATTCCCTGTTCGTCGATTTGTCGGACGCGGATTTCCATACGAGGCTGTTCGCTGTAGAATTTGCGAACCCGGCCATCGACCACCTGGGCGTCATCGACCCAGACGATCAGGTTCAGCGCGTCCAATATCTTGGCGTAATTGTCGAAATCGGGCTTCTTGGTCGGCCTGATCTCCCCGGTCAGCGCCGCCGCCCGGAACTTTTTCGGTTTGCTCTTGGCCACCGCCACGAAGACGTCCACGTCGACCGCCAGCGCCCCTTCGAGCGGGTTTCTGCCGTCCATGACGTGCTGCGCTGCGAGCGCCAGGCGGCTCTCATAATTGACCGTGCGCTCGGGCGTGTAGGCATGACCGGAGCGTGTCATACGGACACGCTCCTTGCCCATAGGCGGTCCCGCCAGGACGATCTCGATCACGGCAGAACCTTCTTGTCGGAACCGTTGTGTTCTGCGATCTGTTGCAGGCAACGACGACGAAGGAGAGGCCAGTCGGTGTTGAGCGCGATAGTTTCGATTTCCTCGATCGCGCTCTGCATAAGAGCCGGATCGGCAGTAGACCGCTTCAGGGCGTTAATCTCGCTCATTGCATCCCAGAACCAGCGGGCTTCCTGCTCAAGCAAAGACATCTTCCTCTCCTTTCACATAACTCGACATGCACACCGGCGACCCTCCTTCGCGTTCGAGAACGATCAGCAGGACCGGCCACCACTCGGCGGGGATGCTGTCCCGTGCGAACCACTTCTTGACGGCCTCTTTGTTGGGCGTCTGCGGCCAATGCTGACCGACAATGGCCACAACGCCATCCGGGGAGCCGAAGTTATGGTTAAGGAAGCGAGCCGTCGGGAAGGTCATTGTCGGGTCTTGTAGGTTAAAATCGGATATGTCGGACTATGGTAGCCAACTTGTCCCTTGTCAACATACAATTTTAACGACATTTTGTCTTGACTGTCATGCAGGTGGATGCTAGGTGTCGGACATAATGTTGTGTTGAAGGGTGAAAGCGATGGCCAACAAGGTCCGAACCCACATTTTGTCAGACGCGCCTACCGACAAGAAATTGACGCCTAAGCATCTGACAAGACAGGAGTTTGCGAAGAGAGTTTACCAGCTTATGCTCGGCAAAGGCTGGAACCAGAGTGAATTGTCCCGACGTTCCGGCCTACCGCGCGACAGCATATCGGTCTACATGCGGGCGAAGTCGCTTCCGACGCCCGTCAACCTACAAAGGCTGGCATCTGCACTCGGCGTTGCGCCGGAGGAACTGCTGCCGAACCATCTGGAGAGCGCTATCGACGAGGACAATCCGTCCTTCGAGATACGGTCGCCGCAAGGTATGCCCTCGAAGGCGTGGGTGCGCGTAAATCGTCTGGTCTCCATGAGCACCGCAACGAAAATCGCGGAACTGCTCGAAGCCGACAATGCTGCTGACTGAAGCAGAGGTTGCTGCCCGTCTGCGGTGCAGCACGTCGAAGATCAAGAGGCTGCGCCTTAGCGGCAAGCTGGCCTACATTCCGGGCCGCCCGGTCATGATCGACGAAGCGGACCTGGCCGAGTATCTGGAGAGTGTGAAATGTCGACCCCAAAACTCGAACGCGAAGCCAACGGCTACTATTACGCCAAATGGAGCGTCGGAAGACGATCGAAGCGCAAGAGCATGGGCACTGCGAACCGTGCTGACGCAGAGAAGCGTTTCGCGCAGTGGCTCCTGCTAGACGGCCACCGCGGCGGCCCCGCTGAAGAGGCCGCGTCGACGCTCACGGTGGCCGACTGCTGGCAGGTCTACTATTCCAAGCACGTCGAGAAGAACGTGTCGAACGTCGCCACCCAGGATCAAAGCTGGAAAAATTTGCAGCCGCACTTCGGCGGCCTTCTCGTGCCCGAAGTGTCGCAAGACGCGATCGACAGCTACCTACATAAACGGACAACGGGACGGCTCGGGCGCCGCGTGAAACCGGCCACGGTTCGCCGGGAACTATCAGCGCTGGTCGCCTGCCTGAACTTCTGCGCCAAGCCGAAGCAGAAGTTGATCTCGCCGTCGGCCATCCAGCCGTTCGATCTGCCAGAGGCCAGCGAGCCGCGCGACCGTTGGCTGAAGCACGACGAGATACAGCGGCTGCTGAACGCCGCCAGTGCGCTCCGGCGCGGCAAGGCCCTGTCGCGCGGCGAGCGCTTCTTGTGGATCGCGCTGGAGACCGCTGCGCGCAAACAGGCCGTGTTCGATCTGACCTGGGATCGGGTCGACTTCGAGACGAAAGTCATCCATTTTGAAGTGCCTGGACGCAAGCGGACCAAAAAGCGCCGCGTCTCGGTCCCGATCTCGGATGCGCTGCTGCCGGTGCTTCAGCGCGCCCACGACGAGAGGACCAACGATCTGGTGATGACGAACAAGAGTTCGATCTGGTCGACCGTGCAGGTCATCGCCCTGAAAGCCGGTCTCGCCGATCCGCAGCCAAAGCGGAAGGCCGGAGAGAAGCCCAAGGCGACCGGCGTCAGCCCGCACGTCCTGCGCCACACGGCGGCCACCCATATGGCACGGAAAGGCGTGCCGCTCTGGGTGATCGCCAAGGTGCTCGGGAACACGCTGGCGATGGTCGAGAAGGTCTATGCGAAACACTCGCCCGACGATCTGCGCGATGCCGTCGATCTCATTTCGGGCGGCGTTCTGGAGCCTGCGGAATGAGCATGTACGGAATATTCGCACCGGACGGTTCCCGCCTCGGGACCGTCGTCAAGATGGCCGGAGAGCCAGCATATCGTCGTTGGGTGGCCTACTCTATATACCCGCTGAACCGACCAGTAGGCGAAGAGAACAGGGAGGGGTTCCCGACACGAAAACAGGCCGTTTCGTGGTTGCAAAAACAGCGCGAACAGGCCAAATAGGCGGGCGCAGACATGAGCGCTTGCGCCCAAATCGAGCATCGTTTTTGGCCTACATTAACCTACAATGGCCGACATCGATCTCCTGAAAGCCTTGGTGTTCTGGGAAAATCATTATCAGACAACGACCTACAAATCTTCGACGGTTGTCTTGGTAAGGGTGAGGTCGAGAGTTCAATCCTCTCTCACAGCACCATCTCCCCAGTCATACGTTCCGGCCAATATCGCCACTCATTTTTCATCTTGA